TTTTGTATCGGCCACCATAGAGCGTGTTTGCGGTCGAACCTTTCTGGGCCATCGCCGCAGTCTGACGCAGCGCGTCGTCGCCAGCCGCCAGCGTGTCTGCCTGCGTCTGAGCCTGCATCGCCTGTTGTTGCTGAACCGCCGCCTGTTGGGCTTGCTGGCTTTGCAAGCTGGCTACCTGGTTATTGTAGTTTTGCGCCGCTTGCTGGGCCATGTCGTTGCCCTGCTTCGCGTAAATCGCAGACTGTTGTGCAGGCGTCGCTTTGCCAACCAGCGGGTTGAACACAGTCCTGAGCATTTTGCCTAAGTTAAAGCCCATGATCGTATCTCGTTACGGTGGCAGGGTAGGTGTTGCTAACATGATAACGCATCAGTCGAAAAACTGATAGTCCACATCGCGCGCAACTCGGTTTCTGTAGTTTGTGTTGTTACGGGAGGCGTTGGCGTCCAGCCGGGCGACAGGTCTTGCGAACGTCAGGGCGAGCGCTTCCGCGCTATCGGGGGACGCCAGACCGCGTTCCTTCATCTTGTCTTTGCTCTCCAGAACAATCTTGTTGCTGACAGGATGGTAGGAATATTCAGGACTGATGAGGTCCGTGAATAACTCCGTGTCATTCGGGATCGTTCCGGTCATCAACCACTCGCGCAGCCGCCCCCAGATCTCGACGCGCTTGTTTAGGTAAGTGTTCGCGTCGTCCGGCGAGGACGCCATCTGAACCTCAACGACCCGATAGCCCCAGGCCTTGAGGTTATCGACCACGCCGCCACCGACGCCGTTGCCGTCCACAAAGATCGCCTGCGGATCATGCTTGCCGGCGAGATCCGCAACGACGCCCGCAAGCTGCACCGTGTCCAACCCTTTGAACTTTTGCCAAGGCAAGATTGTTGCGTCACGCCCCTTGCGCCAGGCGATCACGGATTTATCCTCGCCAAAGCGCGCAACATCGACGCCCATAACAAGAGGGCTGCCGGGATCTGGGATCACCTCGCGCGTTTGCGCGTTGAACACCGTGTCTTTGCCGATGAACTGGTTCGCGCCTTTGTTCGGGAACTGACCTTTGACCTCGACGCGGGCTTCGTCGCTTTCCTCGCCATATTGCGCGATGATCTTATCGAACGTGCCTCGATCCGTGCCTTCGACAGTGCGGGAGTCGATGTTACGGCACCGCCAGAAATTTCGGTCCCGGTGAAAGCATTCGAAAAATGCGCCTGAGTTGCGCCTGGGGTTGGAGAATACGAACCAATATCTGTCGGGGATCGGCTCCGTGAAGAAGCCCTCGGACACGGTCCAGATCGGTTTTGGAATGCCGGACGCTTCGTCAAAGATCAGCATCACGCCATTGTGATTATGGATACCGGCAAAAGCGTCCGGGTTTTCCTCCGACCAAAGCTGCGCCGCCGCGTAGTAATACCCAAGATCGATTTTCAAATCTCGCTTGACCGCTTCGCCATACCACTCCGCCGGGCGCATGGAGAGCGCTTGCATTTCCCACCAATGGGAATTGATGGACAGCGCCGCCCATTTGCCGAGTTCGGCCCAAGTTCTCGATTTCAACTGTTGCTCAGTGTTCGCCGTGACAATCGTGGTCGCGCCAAGCCGTGTTGTTTGAAACCAAAGCGTCAGTTGAGCGACAAGGGCTGACTTTCCAATACCGCGCCCTGATGCATCCGCGCTCCGCCACATCTCGTTGAGCGCTTTTTGGGCTTGGCGAAGTTCATTGTGTTTGATGTGTTTGGTGATTTCTTCAAGTGTTTCTTTTTGCCAGCCGCGAGGACCGTGGTGGTTTTCGAGCGGTGTGTTGGGTTTTCTCCACGGGAACGCGAATTTTACAAAATCGAGCGGATTATTTGTGATTTGTGGGTCCCAGAGTTCGAGCATGAGTTGCTCTTCGCCCTTGGCGCTATAGATCGGTTGTTGTTTAGCCATGTTGCCGTAACGTCCATGTGTGAGAAATTTTAAAAAATTTGTCCGAGTAGGGACCCCGATTCCACTGGCCGCGCGCCGATTTTGCCCCCACCCCCCACCCCACCCGCCCCTCTCGCGTTTTGAGGGGGTGGGGTGCGTCGATCAACTAAATATGTCAGGCTCTTGTGATTCTTTATCAGAGGGATCGATGGGCGAAAGCGCAATCGATTCAATCAATTCGCCGTCTATTGTTTTCGCCAGGTCGCTCGGAGGTCGCAAGCGGGCGCGCGCCTCTGCCAATGTTGCGCCGATCTCTATCGTCGTCGAAACATTTAGATCAATTCGATCCCCGTATTTTTTCGGGTTAGATTTCGCGGCTTTCCATTTTCGCGCGTCTATTCGATTTCGCGCCTTTTGTGCGTCCTCTTCCGTATCCGCAATTTGGATCACCTCATCCGCCAAAATATCCGCCGCGACCTCTTGAGCGCGGGCGTACTGTTTCGCGGCTTCCTTGTCCTCTTGGATATGCCGGATGAGAGATCCCGCATCAATTCCGGCATTGCGCGCGGCTTCCCGCAAGCTTGTTCCGTTTTCAATTGCGCGAATTGCCTGGAAAACATGTTCCCGCATTTTTGTTCCCGTATTGGTTAGCGATTGTTGCCTAAATAGCACAACGCAGGGGAAACAAGAAAATATTTCAATCCATGCCGTTTTTGATGTTGCTTTCATAGCAACATGTGGCAAAGTGATTTCAGGCTAGATCAACGCAAACGAGGTCAACATGCCAAAAACCCTGAATATCGAAATCCGCAACGTCTACGGCAAGGAAACCGTTTATCCGGCTTGCGATGTTGCGCGCACATTTGCCGGCATTGCCGGAACGAAAACCTTATCGCATGGCGTTTTGATTGCGGCCGAAAAGCTTGGCTTTGAAATCGTAGACGCAACGCCGCGCTATTCCTTCAATTCTAACAAGGCCTGAAATCATGCAAGCCAATATCCTACTTGAAATGCTCGCGGCCGCTCTTATCGCGACAGTCGCCGCGACTAATATCATCCCTCTTTTTGTCTAACGCGTTGCTAAATCATCAACGCTAACCCGAGGTCCAAATCATGCAAAATCGCATCTTTTCTTTTGATTCCGCCAAAGCAATAAAAGCCAATGCTTTTGGCTATCTGAATGGCATTCATTACATGGCCCCCGCATCAACTAGCGGCTTTAACCTTTGCCCCTGGTCAACGGCATCTTGCCGCGCGCTTTGCCTTGGCTGGTTTTCAGGGCAAGCGGCAATGGTCGCAGATGCGGCCGGCTTATCCGCGCAAGGCAATGCCGTGCGCCAAAGCCGCATAGATAAAGCAACGCGGTTTATGCGAGATCGACGCGCCTATATGTCCGACGTTGTTAAATCCATCGAACTAGCGCAACGCAAAGCCAAAAAAGAAAAGCTTATGCTTTGCATTCGTCTAAATGGTTCGACTGATATTGCATGGGAAGGCGTCGCCGTAGAACGTGCGGGGGTTCCGTTTCGCAATATCTTTGAAGCCTTCCCCGAGGTTTCATTTGTTGACTACACGAAAGGCGCAAAGCGCCTGTATCGCGACCTTCCCGAAAACTACCATTTGACCCTGTCATATACCGGCGAGAACGAGGCGGAATGCATAAAGGCGCTTGCGGCCGGGCATAACGTCGCCGTTTGCTTTGACGCGTTGCCGGCTCGTTTTTGGGGCTTTCCCGTGATCGATGGGGATAAATCCGATCTAAGGCATTTAGACCCCAAAGGCGTCGTCGTCGGATTACTCCCGAAAGGCCGCCTGGCGAAAAAAGACGATTCCGGTTTTGTTGTGCGCCGCGTTGCTAATTTAGCACCTCTCGCCGCGTGATTCCGAGTTAATGCGCCAGGCGCAAGCCTGGCGCATTGGCGCGCAATCTCGCGCGATTATGAGAGGTCTAAAATGGTTATTTCAGAGGAAGGCGGCCGCGCGCTTTATGGCGCATGTAACAAGCGCGGGCCTGATAAGGGCCGGCTTTTGCGGAACCCGCCAAAGGATAGGCTAGCGCGCGCGGCCTGGTATGGGGCGCAATCCGTTTGCAATCCTTACAAGCTTTCAATATCCGCGCTGCTATTCATGCCCGATGATGAACGGGCGATATATCGGGAGATCGAAAAGCTTTTCGACGACCTGAAAGCGGCCGGTATGCGCCCGGAATTGATGGATCGGGATCGACGCGTCCTCGAATCGCTCGGCGCATGGTAATGGGGCGAAAATGCGAATCTCTCACCTATTCGACGACCCTGGCTTGCGCGCAATTCTAGCCCATACGGAAAACGAGGCGCGCCAAAGGATCGAAAGCCTAACACCCCAACAAATGGCCGTTCTTGAACATATGATCGACGGCCACCCCAACAAAGTAATCGCCTTCAAGATGGGATTGAGCATTAGGACAGTCGAAAATCATCGTCTCACAATCCATGACAAGCTAGGGACCAAATCCACAATGGCCCTGGCGCGCATGATTTTCTTGGCAAGCTAAAACAAGCGCGCTACGGCGCGCTTTTTTCTTTTCTAGCCTATAGGGGCCGCGCATGTAACAATTGCGCGCGGCGTTGCCGCGCCTTGTCGGGTTCTTCTCTTGCCATCTATCAACGCGCGACCACGCGGCGACGCGACGACGCGCGCCCAAAGCCCAAGACGACGCGCGGCCCTGCAATCAACGGCCAAGCTTGCGCCAATGGTCAAGCTTGTGCCAATGGCGAAGCTTGCGCTTTTATGGTTAAGCTATAGCGTATACATTTAATGGTCACGACAAAGATAATGGACAAGCTAAAGTTGAATGCAAACGCAGACCAATAATTGTAAACATCCAACCCACTTTCCCGCTGCCATTTAACAAACCGCCGAGAGAGCCAGACAATTTTGCGCCGCCCAGCGGGCGGTCCACCCTTCAAGTGTGGCTCGTCACCCTTCAAATGTGGCTCGTCACCCTTTAAGTCTGGCTCGCCACCCTTCAATTCTCGCCATTTCATCAAAACAGAATTAGAATAAAAACAGAAGGCAAAATGGAATTTAAATCTTAAGCATTTTCAGTAGTTTATACCTTATATTCTATTATTCTATTAAATAATAATAATAGAATAGTATATATAAATAATACATACAGTTACTGTAACAACATAATATCCCTGCGCCGGCCGTAATTACCACCTTCTACAAATATATATAGGAACTGCGAGAACGATGCAGATTCTAGAGTTCCAGAATAATCGTTTAATTTCAAGCATGTTGACAGTCTATTTTATTTCTATCTTCTACGTAGCGCCTATCTTTGCCTGATCCAAAGCACCGGAAACGCCTTTTTGAGCAACAATGTTGTTGCTTTCGCCGATTTATTTCCGTTGGAAAATAATTTCACTCCGAATTTATTTCCCTCAATTTTCCTATTTATCCAAATTAACGCCGTAACATCTTTGTAACCGCCTTCCTCCTTCTCCCAAGCAATTTTCGCCACGCATAGCTGGCCGATGGCCGCCGCAGGCACACCTTCACCCGACGCGTCGGCATTCACATAGACGACACACCTGTTCCATTCGTTCTCAGTCTGGAAGCGGTAAGCCACGCTCTCTGGCGGTAGGCGCATAGGAGAAGAGACGCGGGTGGGGCTGTCGATGCCGCGTCCATGAACGAAACCCTCGTCATCGATCCAGCCCACAATATCTGTTCTGGGCAGGCGGCGGTTCTCGATGTCCTCAGAAGCCGTGATGTCGCCCAGCGACGGATGCGTATAGACAGTGGCGGCGCGCGCGCCTGCCACATCGCCCGACCCACCCCCGGATCGAGCCACCAGCGTCTCCAGGCGCGCGGCGGGAACGCCAGGCGACAGCGCGTCTGCCTGCTTCAACACCTCAACAATGCTTTCATCTAGGATGTTAGCGAGGACGCTGGCGGCCTCGGTGGTCATTTGCTGGCTGCCGGAGATCATGCGGGAGAACCCCGCTTTATTAAGACCGATGCGCGTTGCGATCTCGGTCTGAGAAAATGCGCTTTCCTGAATCTTGGCCTGAAACCAAGCGACATTCGGCTTTCGCAGCCGGGCAGGACTCTTTGCCATTTAAGCAACTCCTCAGACGCAATACACGGTCAGATGGCGGGGGTTATCCCCAGTTATCTCAGAACATCTGACGTTACAGTAACACTTAACGAATTGCTAACCAAGCAACAACCCGTATAAATACTTAATATGGAACAAAAAGCGAAAAGTTCTCCACATTTGACCGCGTGGCCCTTTATTTCCCCACAAATCCGTGTGTTAGTGTTGCTATCACCGCAACTGTCAACGGCTACACAATGAACGTAAGACGCAGAAATTATGGGCAATTCGGCTGCCCGAAATATAATCAGGCGGCC